CGGTGTCATTTAGTGGTTCAATCCGCATTTGCTGGACAATTTCAGCCGGATTGCCTGGCACGCCATACATTCCAAACGGTTTCGGGTCAAAAGATCTCGGTTGGAACGTGCCATTTAGAGTATTGTAAAAATACATCCCAAAATTGCGGTAGGTGCGGTTCTCTAAGTCTTGGGAGATATACATATTCACTACCTTGTTGAAGGTGCGAACATTATCCGCCTTGCCATCGGGCCATTGGTCATTTAAGTCAGGATCACTCATCCACGAAACAATCGGCAAAAAGTCTATGCCAATCGCTTCCTTGAGTGGTTTGTTGTAGAGAATAACTTTATCAGCCGCCGTCACGATTAAGTAGCGAACAAAGCGTTTTTCCTCTTCATTCCAAATCAGTTTATAGTTTTCGTTAATCTCAACGATAACATCAGAGGCTTTATACTGGTCATAGTTCTGCACTCCTAAGGTTTGCAGGCGTTCTTGGCGTTCCTCGTAGTCTTCACGCCCTTGAGCTGAGGCAAGTAGCCCCTCCTTGGTATCTAAATAGGTCTTTAAATCATTTTTTGCTTTCTCATCATACTTCGGATTAGCCAAAACCATCCGTAAGGGCTTAAAAATGTTCTTGTGAATGACAAAATAAGCACTATCTAGGTCTAAGGGGTTAGCGTTGGGGTCAATATCAATATCATAAGGGTCAATTAGGTCGCAGAATATTTGGTTTTTAGCCCAGCCCCACTTCTTGAAGCCTCGTCCCTGCAAGCCTACTACCTTTTTTTCTAGGTTATCAATAATATCTAAGCCCAATTTGTCAAAGTAATAGGCCCAAAGTTCATTTAGGACAATTTCCCCGTCTTTAGACTTGTTATCTTTGCCCCGACTTTCAAACTTCAACATTGGAGCTTCATCAATCTTTGAAATCCACGTTTCAATCGTCTCCCGAATAATCGGAATGTTAATAGCTTGACGTTGAGTTAAGCGGTTAGTAATAACCTTATCCCGATAAAGGGCATAATTCTCGTTCCATTGCTTATAGCGTCTATCTTTATAATCAATAGACCGTTGCTTCTCCTTCTTATGCTGAGCAATTAGGGTGTCGTTGTCCATAATATTAAAAGGGGCAAAAAGCAGTTAGCCTTTTACCCCAGTTCTTCTGTGAGTGTTATTTAATTAGCTATATTATAACAAATTTTTTGATGTCAAGCAAATATTACGCCACATTCTCTATTTTTATTTCACTAACCATTATTTTTTGGCTCCTGATAATTAAAAAGCGGTTTGGTTTGCCCTCTTTATCCGCCACAATCCTCACTTCTTCATAGGGGGAGAGAGAGCGTAAGAGCTTGATAATGTATTCTTCTTGGGGGCTATATTCCATATTCGGGGTAGAGACTTGTAACGCCTTGAGTTTGATAATCAGCTGTCATTCGGTTTATTCGCATTGGCTTGTCGGGTAATTCCCAGACTGATAAAGCAGTGCCAAAAACCGTATCATCGTGCAAACCATCTGGCACAACTACTTTTAACTTACCATTATCGCTTAGTTGATATTGAAAATATGATAACTCACTTTTAAGGGTTGGGTCGTCTAAGAGTTTAATTTTGGTTTGTTCCATTTGAATAGAGAGGCTAGTTAAAATATCTTTGCGGTTTTGTTCATTGAATTTAATTGGCTCTAACGCCACTCCTTGCCTGACCAAATCCTCAACTATCGGATCACCAACGCCTGTAGCGTCAATATAGCCCCTTGGTTTTCCCCATTTATGGTAAATTGCCTCAATTTTGGCTTTTTGCAAGTTCCAATCAACTTGGTTGAAGCGTTCCATCGCCACCTGTTCAAAGGTGTTAAGGTCTATAACCGAGATAACTGTAAAGTCTTGGTATTTAGCCAAGTCCACACCCATTTGGTAATAATGTAAGGGGTCTGGTTGTTTTTCTTGGAGAATACAAACCTCGTTAATTCGTTTAAAAAATGAGGTGGCACTTTCAATGAACTTACAAAAATACTCTTGGTCAATCATTGCTTCAGACATTCCCTCTCGTCTTTCTCTTTCAATATCCTCAGGGGATAAGACTTTTGTTTCATTGACCGTTAAAACTTCCGTAAACCATTCTGGGTTATCTTTAGCAATTTCTAAGAGCTTAAAAGCGTGGTTTTGACCTCTAGGGGTAAAGTTAAAAATAATCCAACCACCATTAACCGCTAAAATTGGTCTAATAAAGTTCCACACTTCGGGATTGTTAACTGAATATTCTGACATCACAACTCCAATCGGGTTAGTTCCGACACCAGACTTAGAAAAGGTATCCGCTCCTAAGAGTTGGATAATAGAGCCATTAACTAATTCTACCTTGAGGGTGGTGTCGTTGGTTTTCTTGATTAGCTCTGGCGGAATATGGTCTAACATTTTAAAGCCATCATTGTCTATGTTATCCCAAATGACTTTTCTGGCTTGGGTATATTCAGGTAAAAAGTAAAAATAAGTTCCAACTCGTTCACAAGCCTTTTTAACCATATAATTAAAACAGACTTTATCTTTACCACTTCGCCTATTCCAAACTATAATTGCCCTTTTAATACCCTTATCTAAGGCTTTTAATAAGGGTAATTGATATTCACGGGGGCGAAACTTAAATGGGATCGTTATCTCCGTCATATTTAGTTACTTTAAAAACTATTCCTGAACGTTCTGTCTCTCCGCCGTTTAATAATTGATGATTCTTTATTAAAATATCTAGCGACCTAGTAAGTTCAGCATATTTCTCCTTACTTAAATCTCTAGTTGATAGCTCTCGCTTTATTCTTTCAATCTCTCTACCTAATCCTTCAGCTAAAGGCTTAATTGCTTTTTTAAACGCTTTGGTCTCAGTAACAAGTTTTGGTTTCTTGCAAGTTGATTCAGCATAACCACAATCCTCTAAAATATCGCCTAAAACTATCTTCTTCTTCTTTAGGATAGTTTCGGATATTTTCTTTGCTACGTTTTGTGGGTTTTCTACGGCCATTTAAAACTTATACCAAATAACTAATAATGCGATTATACCTAAAGCTATCTTTGTTAGTTGGATTATCCATTCTCCTTTAGACATTGTATTTTTGACCTTTAACTAGCTTATAGCCAGCATTTTCTAATAATTCTAAACGTTCTTCGTAAGTTTTGCCACAAAAATTATAATCTGTTCGGTGACACATCCAGTATAGTTCTATGTTATCAATACACAAGTTTTTATAATTGCAGGCATCTAGGGCTTTATTAAAGGCTTGGCGGTATTTTGGTAAATAAAGGATTGAACCAATTAAATTAGCAACAATTTTAAACTTATTACTGACTGTTTCCTTGTATATTATTTCTCGTTCTTTATTTAATTTAAGAAGTCTGGCAATTTCTTGACGGGGATTAGCTTTTAAAAGTTCAGGGGTTGTTTCACTAAATAAATCTTCTAGGCGTAGTCTGTAAGCGTTATCATACTCAAACAGGTGGGCGATTACTCGTGAGGGTTTACCGATTGAATTTGCCTTAATTTCTCTTAAAAATACCTCAGCCATTTTTTGAATTTCTCGTGAGAAAGGTGTTAGATATTCTGCCTTTAAGATGTGTGGCGACATTACCTTCCAACTAATTGAGGCAAAAGCATTGATTGCCGCTTGAAAACGCAGGGGGTTGATAATCGGCAAACCTTCAATAATTAAACGTTTCACTATATTGTTGGCAAAGACCGCTTCTGGTGGGGCATAACCTCTAGCTGGAAAATCAGCTCCTTCTATAATCGTTTCTATCCCATTCTTACCCCATTTAATCTCTTTGACTTTCCACGCTAGAATTTCCTCGGCTGAAATCTTAGCCTCGTTAGTAATTTGGGTGTCGGCTTGTGGGTTGTCATAAAGTTCTCTAGGTAGCATCTTTTTGTAATTCAGGCCATTTTAGTTGCACCGCCTGACTAACTAATTCTTGAATACACTTGGCAAAAGTTGGGTCTGAATCTAATGGGGTAACCACTTTAAACCGTTCTAATTTGCCGTCTTTCTTGATCGTGATGTCGGCTTCAACCATAGCGGCGGAAAACGGAGCTATCTTTTTTCTTTTATCGCCTTTAACTTGATAATCTCTAATCACAAGGATTATCTCTTTGGTCTCAATTTTCTCAATTTGTGTCTTAATTTGTTTTGGCATATTGTTTTATCCTTTTCTCCGCTTTTTTGGGCGGTAGATTTTCTTTTAATACTGACTCCCAACATTTAAGGCAGATATACTCTTTGCCGGCGAGGTAGATTTGACCCACTTCCTGTTTACATTTTGAGCATTTATAGTTCATTTGCCTATCCATTTATCTCCTTTTCTAAACTATTGATAATGGCATTATACCATATTTTGTCGGTTTTGATAACTTT